GCGATGCGAAATTTCTCCGTGAAATGGAACAAGCTCAGCGTAATATCACGATTCAGACTACAAGTGTTCAGAATGGGCAAGATGCAGATGAAGTCGTGTCTGAGATGAGGATTCTGAGGTCAAGTTTAGAAAAATTGCTTACTGCTATCCTTAACAAGGACACGAACGCTTATCTGGATAGCTCAAAAGTTACGGATATTATTACCAGGAAGCAGCATGAAAATGAAAGATTACAATTGTTGATGAAAGGAGTGATTGAATGAGTGTAGTTACTATGGATTTTAATAAAACGGATTTAAGTGAACTTATCGAAATTCATGATGTTCGTCGAAATATTGGAAACAATCGCTCCATCGCAACTTCCTACACTTCAACTATTGGAGTCAATGTTCAGCAACAGACTATCGATGCGAAGTTTATCGAAGTGGAGTTCTCCATCTGGTCGAAAGACAGGAATACCCTCAAGCACAAGCTTGCGGGTATTTTTAATGTTAGCAATGCTAAAAAGCTTGTCTTCTCAGATGAACCTGATAAGTACTATCTGGCCATGCCGATTGAAAGCATTTCGATGCAAGAAACGAGTGGGCGAAGGTCAACTGGTTCTATGAAATTTATCGTGCCAGATGGCGTGGCACACAGCTCGGCATACAAGTCTGTTACTGAGCCAATATCTGCGACAGATAGGCTTATTTTTGATGTGACTAACGAAGGCAACGTTGATGCGTATCCGATTATTACTATCAAGAACAATTCAGAGAATGGTTACGTTGGCATTGTTAATGCTAGCGGTGCTCTAGAAGTTGGAGACCGTGAAGAGGCTGATATCGGAACCGTTAAGCGGTCAGAAGTGTTGATTGATTTTAGAGACGATAGAATTTCAAACGGTTTTGAAAGAGCTACTAAAAACAAAGCGGTGACTAATGATAATGGCGAGAATGTGGTTGGCACATCAGAAGTTGTGACGGTTTGGAATGAAAAACATATCAGACTGAGAAATCAAGCTACTCAAGGAAAATACGGGAACTATGCTACGTCTTTATCCTGGGATATTCCTGTAGATAGTGCTGGAGAGATTGGCTCTCTAAACGACCATCTGATAGGTAAAATCAATTTTACAACTAATTCAATCAATCAGTATGGATTTATCAAAGTAACCATTTCAGACACTAATGGCCAGTTCTTATACGGCTTTGAATGTTTCAAGCAAAAACAAGGGCAAGATTGTCAATTTAATGCACTCAAATCAGATGGTAAAGGTAGTTACTATTTCTTGAAACGATGGAATTTCATCTGTACGTCAGATAGTAAACAAAACCCTTTCACGTCATCGAATGGACGATTTGAATTAAGTCGAAATGATGATAAAGTTCATATTTACTATAACGGTTCTTATCACAGTTTCACCGTTCCAGAAATAAAGGATAGAAAATCAGCGAAAATCCATGTCATGCTTGGGAGCTATTATGATAAACCTCAGCCTGAACACATGTATCTTGATGAGTTGATGTATCGTAAGGATTTTGTCCCAACAATAGGAGATGTCCCAAATCGATATCCTATCGGTTCTACAATCATCGTGAATAATGAGGAAGACACAATCATGGTTGATGGGATTAACAAGTTTGGGGATAGGGTTCATGGTTCCTCATGGATCAAACTTCCTCCGGGCAAGAGCCGACTAGAGATTTATACATCAAGTTGGGTCCAAAAGAAACCAACGGTGTCTGTAAATTTTGAAGAAAGGTGGCTATGATAATGCTCTTAACAATCCATGATATGAACCTGCGACAAGTTGCATCTATTGATAATGATAAGCAAGGGACATTGAATTACTACGATGACTCATGGGTGCGTTATCTACCAACTGGTTCATCGACTTTTGACTTCACAGTCGCTAAGAAACTTTTAAACTCAGACTCTGCTCTCACGAGAATCCACAATCACCTTAATGAAAAAGCTTTTGTTTCTTTTGAGTATGGGGGACGGACTCACCTTTTCACGATCCACAAAGTGCGTGAGAATGAGCATTCTATCGAGGTTAATTGTATCAATTTAAACCTTGAGTTAATCAATGAGTATGCAAATCCTTACAAGTCTAAAAAAGCAATGTCCTTTGTGGAATATTGTCAGGTAATGGACTTATTGAACTATGCGCTGCTCTCTATTGGAATCAATGAGATTTCTGAGAAGCAACTAAAACTTGAGTGGACCAATCAGGAAACCAAACTGGCTAGACTCCTTAACCTAGCTAAGCAATTTGGCGCAGAGCTTGATTTTGACACGAAGTTGCATGCAGATAGCTCTATCAAGTCCTTTACTGTCAATGTCTACCACGAAAATGACGGCGAACATCAAGGTGTTGGGCGAGATAGGACGGATATCAGCTTGACCTATGGCAAAAACATTGGTTCTATCACTCGTGAAATTGACAAGACTGGTATTTTCAATACTATCAGACCAACAGGGAATATGCCGACCGTAGAGGTAGAGGACAGCGGAGAACGACATCTCTCTAGCAAGAGGGTCAAGAACTCGGATGGCTCAACAACTGAGACAATTATTCGCACTGCGTCAGACGGGACGAAAAGTAAGACTATCGTTCATACAAAAATTACAAAACTAGCTGACAAGACACGTATCACAACGACCACAACGACTCGTTCTGATGGTTCTATTGAGCAGACTGTCACAACTAGCAAAAAGGGCGGACCTTCAAACACTGAGAAACGAATCATAAAACCTCCTAAGAAAAAGGAGAAAGAAACTGATTCTGAGAAAGAGGTTCTGACTCTAGAGGGGTTGGATGATTGGTCTATTAAGAACGAGCGAGGAGAGGTAGAGTTTTACCAGAGAGGGCAAGCTTTATATGCTCCTCTCTCAATGCAGCTCTATCCTTCGACCTTTACGTCTGCAACAGCTAGGGACCAGTGGACGAGACGAGACTTTCACTTTGACACAGACGAGCCAAATGAACTAAGACGACTCGCTTACTTGAAGTTAAAACAGTACTGCTATCCAGCCATCACTTATGAAGTGGACGGGTTTGTGGATGCTGAAATCGGAGATACAATCCAAATCTACGATGATGGGTTTAACCCTGCTTTAATCGTGAAGGCTCGTGTTTCGGAGCAAAAAATCAGCTTTACGAATCCAGCAAACAATAAGACTAAGTTTTCGAATTTCAAAGCCTTAGAGAATAAACTATCCTCTGGCATCCAGTCAGCGTTTGAGCGCCTTTTTGAGGAGGCTAAGCCCTACACTATCAAGTTAGCTACAGACAATGGCATAGCCTTTAAAAATGGTCAAGGTCAGACGATTGTGACCCCTACCCTTATGCGAGGCAACAAGGTAATCAATAGCGGATGGCGTTGGGTGGTGAATGGTGTTATTAAATCTACAAGCCCTAGTTACATTGTGAGGGCTGCTGACATCAATCAAACGATGGTTTTGACAGTCTCGGCGTGGATTGATAACAAAGAGGTAGCCTCTGAGCAGTTGACTCTCATCAATACATCAGATGGCCTACAAGGTCAAAAAGGGGATACAGGTCCGAAAGGAGACCCTGGACCACAGGGAGCAATAGGTCCTAAAGGAGAACGAGGGGAGAAAGGTGAGCGTGGAGAACGTGGCTTACAAGGACTCCAAGGCTTGCAAGGTGCTAAGGGTGACCAAGGTATTCCAGGAGTTAGAGGAGCGGACGGACGTACACAGTACACTCACATTGCCTACGCTGACTCTATTTCAGGTAGTGGATTTAGCCAGACTAACGCTGACAAGGCCTATATAGGAGTGTACGTTGATTTTAACTCAATTGACAGTGCCAATCCTGCTGACTATCGCTGGACGAGGTGGAGAGGCCCAGATGGCTTAAACGGTAAGGACGGCCCTCAAGGTATTCCAGGTAAGCCTGGAGCAGATGGCCGTACTCCCTATTTCCACAGGGCATGGGCTAATTCTGCGGACGGTCGTACTGATTTTAGCACCTCTGACAGTAGTAACAAACGCTATTTAGGCACGCTAACGGATTTCACCGAGGCAGATAGTCAAAATCCTGAACTGTATAAGTGGACAGCACTCTTTGATAATGTGAGGGTTGGGGCTCGTAACTTTGCTCTAGGAACTGCTAGAGCAACTATAGGAAATCAAGGGAAAACCTATACACTAGCACAATCAGCTCATGCTTGGTCAACAGTTCAACCACTTTATTTAACGTTTGATTATGTGGCCTCTGAAACCATCAAAGGTTTTAGGATTAATCGTTTAATTAAGTATAGCAACGGCTCACCAGAACAATGGGACTTTACTACTAATGATAAAGTCTTAGGAAGACAATACATAGACACTACAAGCATCAAAAGTGGGACATACTCACAAGCTTGGTTATGGAAACCATACTCAAACGGTAGAACAAGCGACCTGATCAAAGAGATTGCCTTGTATCTAAATTTTGAGGATGGCTCAGATGGAACGGTCATTATCTCAAATCTAAGAGTCAATACTGGGACAGTCCCTATTGATTGGATACCAGCTCCTGAGGATATTGAGGATAGCCTTAATTCTAAGGCTGACCAAGGGCTAACTCAGGAGCAAATCAATGCACTAAATGAGAAAGCTGGAATTATCCAGGCTGAGCTTGAGGCCAAGGCTAGCGCTGATGACTTAGATAACTGGATAAAGGCTTATAAGGACTTTGTCAATGCGAATGAAACCGCAAGGTTACAAGCTGAGAAAGATTTGATTTCAGCTAGTCAGCGGGTCTCAAGTATTGCTAAGGATCTTGGAGAGCTCTCTGACCGCTGGAATTTCATTGATACCTATATGAGTTCCTCAAATGAGGGGCTTGTGATTGGTAAGAATGACGGTAGCTCTAGCATGCTATTTAGCCCAAATGGTCGAATTTCAATGTTTAGCGCTGGTGTCGAGGTTATGTATATCTCTCAAGGTGTTATCCACATTGAGAACGGGATTTTCTCTAAGACTATCCAAATAGGACGTTTTAGAGAAGAGCAGTATCATATCAATCCTGATATGAACGTTATAAGGTATGTAGGATAGAAAGGAGTAAAATGGCTAAATTTAGTAGTTCAAGTGGGAGCTTGTATCTCAATGTTTATGTAGAGCAGGGCTCTCAGAGTATCACGGCTAACACCTCAACCGTCAACTGGCGGATGACAGTTAGCCGTACAGGCGCCTACTACACTCATAACTATCAAGGAGACAGTACGTTGTCTCTTAATCTGGATGGTCAAAATGTGCATTACAGTTATCCGACATGGGAGACCTCAGGCGAGGAGTACACGCTTGCTAGTGGCTCAAGTACAATCAGCCACAATGCGGACGGAACTAAGACCTTGCCTGTATCATGTACGTTCAATCCGAATAACGGCCTACATGGAACTATTACAGTATCAGCAAGCCTCGGCCTGACTACTATCCCACGTTCTAGCTCTGTAAGCGTGAGCGCTGGAATTATTGGTAGTTCAGTAACTATCAATATCAACCGCAGTAACTCAAATTTTAAGCACACAGTGCGCTATTCCTGGGCAGGTAAGTCAGGGACGATTGCAAGCAATGTGGACACATCCACTAGCTGGACAATCCCTCTTGACTTTGCAAACGACATCCCAAACTCAGCGAGCGGAACAGGGACTATCTATGTAGATACCTATTCAGGAAGTACCAAAACTGGAACACAGTCAACCACATTGACAGCTAGCGTGCCAGCAAATGTAAAACCCACATTTACAGGGATTTCATTGTCAGACTTGAATGGTGCTGCTCAGAACCTTATCCCTAAAGCTGATACGTTCATCCAGGTAATCTCTAACATCAAAGTAGCGTTTAATGGTGCGGTCGGCTCCTACGGCTCATCCATCACTGGATACTATGCTGAAATTGTCGGTAAAAATCAGTCCACAAGTTCAAACGGTGGCAGTCTTGGTATTATGAACTATCACGGCACAATCAAAATCAGAGCAAGAGTCTCTGATAGCCGTGGGCGTTGGTCTGATACTAGGGAGGCATCCGTGACCGTGCTTGAGTATTTTGCCCCTGCTCTCAGATTTAGTATAGCTAGAACAGGCTCAACATCTAGTACATTGACAGTCACACGAAATGCCAAGATAGCGCCTCTGACAGTTTCAGGAAGTCAAAAAAATACAATGACTTTGACTTTCAAGGTTGCTCGGCTTTGGGATACTAACTTTAAAGTGGACACAGGATCAGCTACTGGAGCATGGACAAGTATCTCTAGCCTAACTAACTCACAAGCTAATTTAGCTGGCAATTATCTAGCTAATCAGTCATGGGTAGTCATAGGCACGCTAGAGGACAAGTTCACTAGCTCTAGCTTTATGGTCGGTGTGGCGACAGAACTCGTGGTCTTATCTTATGACAGGTCAGGAGTTGGTATCAACAAAATCCGTGAGCGTGGTGCTTTGGACGTCAAAGGAGACATCTACGCTAATGACCAGCCTATTCAGCAGTATCAGCTGTCTGCTAACACTGGAGCTCCTCTATGGTTCGATGGCAAGCCTAACGTGACTAATGCCAATCTACTAGACGCCCCTGGCCAGTATTACATTGAACGAACAGCTAGAGGAAATCCTAACGGTCAATGGGGCTATCTATTCCACTATAGCAACTACGGAAAGAACACAGATGGGTATAAAGAGGCTATCCAGTTATTCTATGGTAATAATGGACAGAGTTATTTCAGACATCACAGATGGTCTAAGACTATTGATGATTGGGAGGATTGGAAAGAGTACTCTACAAAAGATGACATCCAAAAATACACTCAGAGCACAGCATGGCAAAATCTCCCTTTGCAAAACGGATGGGTAAATCATCCAAATCCCAATTTTAACAATGTCCAATTTTCAAAATCTTTTGATGGCGTTGTTTATCTGAGAGGTTCGGCCACAAAGGGTAAAACGGCTAATGAGACCGTGATTGGTATCCTACCATCTGGTTTCAGACCTCAAAAGGCTATGTATGTTATTGGATTGAATAACAGCTACTCTGGGGCGACTCTAGGAATATATCCAGAGGGGCATATCGTTGTAAAGTCAAATGTTGACGCCACTTGGCTCAACTTTGATAATGTTTCATTCAAAATTTAAAGGAGAAAGCATGAAATTAGAATACGGTTCAAAATCACAAGAATTTGATGCAAGTGGTGTTGCATCAGCAACCAAAGTCACGCTAGTAAACGCTGACGGTGCAATCGTGCCTGTTTTCTTACAAGCAGACAAAATTTTTCTATCAAACACAGAACTTTTTGAGTTAGCCTTGGAAGCTCTCTATCAGGAAAATTTCCCACAACGTGCCGAAAATGAGAAATTCAATAAAGTAGATGAGCAGCTAAAACAAAATAAAGAAATGACTGTCAAGATGGAACAGGCGACCGTAGAGAATAAGGAGAACCTTGATACGATTTCAGTAATCACTGAGGTTCTCATCGCCCTAGCTATCTCTCAAAATGGGGGTATGCCTACCAACGCCTATGGCAAGGTGGCAGCATTTGTTAAGCCACTAGTCAAGAGTACACGCTACTCAAATGGAGACATCATTGCCATGCCTTATCCATTTGATACGAATCCAAAATGGCCAAGTGGAACCAAGACGATCTTTAAGTTCCAGATGCAGGCTAATGAGGGCTATACATACAAGGACCAGGCTCTTGCTGAGATGCTTCAGCAAGGTGTGCTTACTGTGGTTATGCCTAGAATCGATTAAGGAGGATATATGCAAATCGAATTTTTTAATTTTTTTCGGAGTGTCATTCAGACTGAAGACGGTCTAGTTTTGTACGCTCTAGCTTTGATTGTTTCAATGGAAATCATTGATTTCTTGACTGGGACGATTGCTGCTATTGCAAATCCTGATATTGAGTATAAAAGCAAAATCGGCATCAATGGACTCCTTCGCAAGATTTTAGGGGTTCTCTTGCTGATGATCCTCATCCCAATGTCTGTACTACTGCCTGAAAAGACAGGTTTCGCATTCTTGTACTCTATCTATCTCGGATACATCGCATTCACATTTCAATCACTCATTGAAAATTATCGAAAATTAAAAGGAAACGTCACTCTTTTTCAGCCGATTTTAAAAGCTTTTCAGCGATTACTTGAAAAAGATGACGATACAAAAAAAGGAGAATAAACATGATTAACTGGAAAGTACGTTTTAGCTTTAAAAATAAAACATTCTTATTGCGAGTGGCGTTCGCACTAGCTTTGCCAATTCTCGCCTATTTCAATCTTAAACTAGAAGATTTGGTTAGTTGGGGAGTCATTTTAGACTTGCTTGGCAAATTCTTTGCGAACCCTTATCTTGTAGGTTTGACGGTTGTAAACATCTTGAATATCATTCCAGACCCAACCACAGCAGGAATTTCTGATAGCAAAAGAGCGCTCGAATACTACGAGCCAAGCGAAGATTAGGAGAAAACAATGAAGAAAAATGACTTATTCATCGACGTATCCAGTCATAATGGATACGATATTACAGGTATTTTGGAGGATATGGGTACACAGAATACCATTATCAAAGTTTCTGAAAGTACAAACTATCTAAACCCTTGCCTGTCTGCTCAAATGGAGCAATCCAATCCTGTTGGATTCTATCATTTTGCTTGGTTTGGTGGTGATATTGAAGAAGCTGAGCGAGAGGCACGCTACTTCCTTGATAATGTACCTCAAAAAGTAAAATACTTGTGTCTTGACTACGAAGATCACGCTAGCGGAGATAAACAGGCAAATACAGATGCATGTATTCGATTCATGGAAATTATCAAAGAAAATGGCTACGAGCCGATCTATTACAGCTACAAGCCATTCACGCTCAATAATATCTATTATGAGCAGATTCTTGCGAAATTCCCAAACAGCCTTTC